GGCTCGCCAGCTACGAGGCCGCGTCGGCCGTTCGATGGCTTGAGCGTCACCTTCGCGGTCACAACTCCAGTCTCGCGGTCGTAGGCGAATAGCTCTCTCAGGCGCTCGACGGCGGGGAGGGGTCTGCGCTTGGGCATCTGCTGATCTCCTTTGCGTCAGCAGATAAAATAACCGATTGCGGACGCTAAGACAACATGTCCGGTACGCTGAAACCACGTTATTTTTGTAGGGGTGGGTGACGCAGCCGCCGCGTCGCGAACCGGACTGGTGCCGGGGCCCGGGTCCGGCCGCCGAGGGGCCACCGGCCGCCCCGCCGACGCGCTTTCTCCCTTCATAAGACAGTGAGCAACCCTTGTGGCATAGGGCTTTGCGCCTTGCCGTTGGGCGCAACTTGCGCGCAACCTAGTCGAAAGGGCTCGTTTTGCCGGCCGCCTCGTCGATCGGCGCGCCCTCGGCCGGATCGTGCTCGATGACCTGGCGCGCACGGTCGGCGGCCTCCCTGCGGAGACGATCGAGCGCGGCTTGGAGCTCGTCGCCGGTCATCTCATGGGCTTCCTTGGATCCTTTGCCCTCGTCGCGGCCGATCGTCTGGAGGACGACGAACTTCGCCGCGTCCAGCCGCGTCCGCCCAGGCTGCTTCTCGTCCATCATCACGTTGTGAATGACGTCGATCGCCAGCGGCAATTCGTCGTTCGTCAGCCTGGCAGCCTGCGCCGCGCGGATGGCGTCATTGACGGCCGGTTTCCCGAGGTTCTGCGCCGCGCGCTGGACGGGGTGTGCATAGCCGGCTTTCGCGGCCGAATAGGTCGGATCGCCGGTTTTAGAATAATGTTCCACAAAAGCCCTCTCTTGAGGATTTAATTTCCCATTTCGAAGCGGCATCGAACAAATTACCCAATGAGGACAATACGTTAATCGCGTCCGAGCCTTATCCTGCCGCATCGTACGCGCTTCCTGATAGGCTTATCCTATCAAAACCATCGTGACGATAACAATATCTGATCGCTACGAAGTCGGCCCTGAAAATAATCTGCCGACATCCGTTTTATCTGTTGACGCGGCCTGTAAACCGACATACATTCTAGACATCGAAACGCCGAACCGGAGCCGACCCGATGACCGCTTACACCGCCAAGACCGAACGCGCCGCCTACTTCCTGGCCGAAGCCGCCAAGCACGCCGACGACGCTTACTTCGTCGCCGCGATGCACCGCATGGCGCGCAGGGCGGATGCCCGCGCTGAACGCGCCGCATAATCCGCACTCACGACCAACCGCAACAGACAAACCGGAGAAACGACCATGACGACCGCCACCAGAAGACCGATCCATGTCGGTTACGAATTGAGCCTGACCGACCTGCCGCGCGAAGCGATCGAAGATTGCAGCGGGCCGGGATCCGCCGATGCCGCTGTCCAGCATTGGGTCGAGGAATTGCAGTTTAGCGTTGATCAGGACGCCGCCCGCGAATGCCTGAAAGGTTACGGCGCATGGGATGACCTGACCGCCGACGATCTAGGCGACGACGAGACGCTGGCCGACGATGAGACGATAACGCACCGGGTCTTTTGGCTCGCTTGCTGCAACTTCTCTGAATACCTTTTCGAGGCGAGCGAAGCCGGCTTCGATCCCTATTCGGACGAAACGCCTGCAAGCTTCGAGCCTTCGTGCGGCTCCGATGTCTACGTGCTCGAACGATGACCGCCCGCCAAATCGCCTGGGAGTACCTCACAGAAGCGTTTCGGCTCGCGGCGGGCATTGCCGCCGTCTACGCCTTCGCGCTCGTCTACGGTGCCTTCCTGCCCGTTTAATCGCCTATCACGACCAACGCCGGCCGATGCTGGCAGACAAACCGGAGAAACGACAATGAGAACCCTCGACCAGATGATCGCCCAGGAAATCCACTATTGCGTTTCGAGCCTCGTCTCGACGCTTGCCGCCGGGTGCGACTTCACGGACCGCGCCAACGACGCCGGGCGGGATCTGCAAGTGGTCTGTGAACAGGCATTCGAACTCGCCGGACCCATCGATGACTGGGAGGAAGCCGCGCGCCAAGAAGGCTTTGAAATGTCGGATGGCGGGGTGCGCGAGCCGAGCGAGGAAGACCCGGACACATGGGACACTTGGCAGGAAGCCTGCGAAGCGCGAGGTATCGAACCCTATCAGCGCGAAGTGTTCGAGCACTGGATCGTCAGCGACTGGCTGGCCGACAAGCTGGCCGAGCACGGCGAAAAGGTCGACAAGGATTTCGCCGGCATGACGGTTTGGGCGCGCACCACGTCCGGCCAGGGCATCGCGTCCGATAGCGTGATGGAAGCGATTTACGCGGAGTTGATGGCATGATGTCACTGGCCGATTACGTCGCCGCCCGCGTCGGAACACGGCGCTGGGTCGTTGCGCCCCGCCTGACGCCTCGGCTCCGCGAGCAGGGTTATGAAAAGGCCGTCACGCAAAAACGGTTCACAGCCTTGAAGGCCGAACACGATATGGTCGGAAAGCCGATGTCGCTTTCAGGGGGCGAGGCGTGATCATCTGGCTAGGCCTGGCGCTGGCGGGCGTCGTCGCGTTCGCTATCGTGCCCATCGTCATCGGTCGGATTGTCGAGAGGCTGATCCGCCGATTGTACCGCCCGCCGAGATCCGACCGCGACCGACGATGACCGGGGCGCCCATTGCGGCGCCCCTTTTTCGTTTGGCCTGGCATTGGCCCACCTAGCTAAATCGAAGCTTAATTTTAGCTAAGTCGGGGCGGGGTTCGTTGGAAGTTAGGGTATTATATACACCCTAACTTCCTACCTTTCGAACCGGGCGGCCTTTCCGGCATCCTACCTTTTACTAACTTTCGCTGAAAGCCCTACGCCATAGGGGTTTGCGATCCTACCTTTCACCCTGCCTTTTCCTACCCTAATCAAAGACAGATTGTCCGCCAGGACCAAAGTTAGGGTCGTTTTCCTTACTTTCAGAGCCGACACATTGTCCGTTTAGGACATACCGTCCGCGCCCTGCCTTCACTAAAATCCGCTTGTCGATAAGCGCTTTGACGTGGAATTTGACGGTTCCCGCCGCCATCGGATCGTCGCGCCCCGCCATTTCCTCGACCAGATCAGCGAGAGCGACCCCCTTGCTTTCGTCGTCCAGGAGCACCGACAAGCCCGAAACGGCCGTCACGATCTCCCCTTCCTTGGGGGTCGCTTTCCCCACCGGAGCGTCGGCCCGGCTCAACAGCCGAACCGTACACGACGTGACCGGATCCCCTTCGCTATCCGCGCCCAACGTCACCACGTCCAGATCGAAAGCCGACGAAAAAGAGCCATCGATGTCGCGCTGCTTCGTGACCGAGATCACCTTGTCGGCAATCTCGATTTCGGTGTCCGTTGCAGCACGCAACAGCGAATGACCGCGGGCCCCCCTTGCCTTGTCCTTGCCCGAGTGATGCACCACCAGCAAATGGGCACCGACACCGGCGCGCAGTGCGTCCAGGTTCCGCACCATCGCGCCCATATCGGTCGAGGCATTCTCGTCGCCGCCGGCCATGGCGCGCGACAACGTGTCGATCACCACCAGCGTCGTGCCGCCCACCTCGTTGATGCTGTCGCCAAGCGGCTGGAGATCCGCGTCGGCGCGCAACAGGTTGACCGGCGACAGCAGGAAGCGGAACGGGACATCGTCGCCGCCATACTTCGCCAGCAACGCCGCCGCGCGCTTGCGGGCACCGGCGCCGCCCTCGGCCGCGACGTACACCACGCCACCAGGCGCGACCTTCATGCCGGCCCAGGACCGGCCCGCCGCGATATGGAAGGCGAGATCCATCGCGACGAACGTCTTGCCGCTGTTGCTCTCGCCGTACAGCACCGTCATGGCGCCTTGGTCGAGGAGCCCTTTGACCAGCGGCTTGGCGCCGGCCGTCAGCGCCGAGGCCGCTGCCTCGCCCAAGGTCGTGAATGAAAAGCGTTTAGGTAAATTTTGGTCGGAGGAGGGGGGTTGTTCGTCGAGTTCCTCCCAGTATTTCGCGGCCAGATCGTGCTTGGCGCCGATGCGATGCCAGTCACGCGCCAGGGAGCGCCGCGTCAGCTTCTGCTCGCGGTCGTCGCCCGGCTGGGTCGCGTGCTCCCACACCCAGGCCAGCGCCGCGTAGTCGGCGACGTTGAAGCCGCCATGCCGGCCCAGATGTTTCGCCAGTTCGCAGCGGTAGCCACTGCCGCTGTCATCCTTGGGTGGCTCGCCGGACCACAACGCCGCCAAGGCCCGGTCGTCCGCGACAGCCGACAGAAAACGGGAACGCAGCGGCCCGTCGAGATCCTCCAGGCTGTTCGAGCTCCGGATCGTCTCCATGTCCAGCGACTGCATGGCGGCCGCGATGGCCGCATCGGTCTCGGTGTCCGCCTCGGCCGCCTTGATTGGCCTGACAGCGGCACTGATCGCCTCGGGCGTCCACTGGCGATCGGTGGCGTGGGTCACGGTGGACGCGCGCGGGATGCGGCCCTTGGCGGCCTTCTTGGCCGTCGGCAGGTTCATCGTGCCCGGCAGCCGCATGATGCGGTCGATGTTCTGGACGGCATCGCCGCCGATCATGTGGCGTAGCGCCCGGCCCTGGTCCTCGGCCCACTGGCGCCACATGGGATCGCCGTGCAGCACCGGCGGCAGCTTTTCTTCCAGCTTCCAGACGAACTGGGAGCCGCTGCCGCTGTCGATCGAGAAGGTCGGGGGTGCGACGCTGTGCTGGAGCGTCTCGACCTTGTGGGCGATCTCGGCGCGCTCGGTGTCCAGATCAGCCTTGCCGGCCGGGTCCAGATCGGCGAACAGCGCCCGGATCGCGCCGATGTGCTCCTTCTTCAGCTTGTCGTTCGGGGCGCCGGCCGCCGGCTCGTTGACGGACGCATAGAGATTGCGCGTGCCCTCGCGGGCGGCGACCCACGTCTCGATGTGGATCCAGTCGCCTGGTTCAAAGGTCTGGCCGTCGACGTGGCCGGTGCTTGGGTCGATGGCGACCAGGTTGTGCCGGCCGGTCGGGTCCAGCGCGCGAAGAAAGGCGACGGCCTGCTTGGGGCCGGTCTGTCTGAGCGAATGGGCGTTCAACGTCCGGCCTCCTGGCACAGCGCCGCACCGAACGAGTGCTGCGGATACGGATGGAGCCCGGCCTGGAAGTTGTAGCGGGGTGGCTCACCCGGCGCGCCCTGGACGCACGACAGCCGATAGGTCGGCACGTAGCCCGGAAGATGCGACACGCCGGCCCGGCGCATGTAGCGGACGGTGCGGACCTCGTTCTCGATGCGCTCGACGATCAGCGCTTGCTGACCGACGGCGAGGTCTGCGAGGCAGCGCACACGATCTTGCGTCGCGGGCTTCTCCTGTTGCCCGTCCTGTCCATATGTTGTAGGCATGAAGCGCTCCTGCGAGGGTTGGGGCGTTCTGAAAGGAAAAGGGTGCGCTTTGGTCGGGCGCACCCTTTTTCGTGGCGCACGGTCTGCCACACTACGCGAGGTCAGCAGACGTCGCCAGTCATTGCGGATGCGCGGCTGTCAGGACGGGCCGTTCCAGCCGGCCGGTATCCATCGGGATCGTCAGCGCCAGCATCCCGCCGATCACGGCGACGACGAGCGCGTAGCGCCACAGGAAGGCGCGCAGGATGTCATTCTGCATCGGTCGCTCGGTCATGCTGCGCTCCTCGCAAGCAGAAGTTCCAGTTCCGCGCGAAACCAGCTATCCGCCAAGTCCCAGCCGAAGTGGCGTTCATTGGCGATGTCGCAGAGGATGCGTGCCACCTCCCTTGCAGCCACGTCCTGATTGATCACGTATTCTCGGCCGCGCTTAGTTTGAACGGTGATTATCGTTTCACCCTTGAGGTTTTCCGATGCCTCAATGACGTTGTTCTCGCTCATGCTGTTACCTTCTGTGTGCTCCACGATCATCTCCTCTAGTCGAACACGCTGGGCTCTGGCGCCGGCGGTTCCGGTTCGGGTGGGAAGGCCAGATCGATCGCGGCCTGGACGGTCGCGCCGCGGAACTGGAAGCTCTGGCCGTCCGCGGTCAACATCTCGAGCGTGACGGGCTCGCCGGGTTCGAGCGCGTAAAGCCCGAGCCCCAGCGCCGGGTGCTTGGCCCGGATCTCGTCGAGGGTCATTTCCTCGCCTCGAGCATCGCGTCGGCGATTTCGTAGGCGCGCTCGGCCGCCGACTGTGCGTCGAGGCGGCCAAGGATTGCCCTTGTCGCTTCGCACGATTGAGTTAGCGCCTGCCCGGCGAACCAGTCGCGCAGCGTCATGCCGTTGTGGCCGTCGTGGCGATGGTCGCGGGGGAACGCCGGCATGTCGTCTTTGCGGTAGTTCACTCGAACACCCCCTCGCTGGCACCGGCCGCGCCGGCGTCATGCTTCTTCGCCAGCCGCTTCAGGCCGTCGGTGACGAGATGCTCGATCAGGTTGCTGGCGGATCGGCCTTCCAGCCGCGCCATCCGCCGCAATTCGCGGCGCAGATCGTCGCGCATCCGGATCGTCGTGTGCCGCCTGGTCGGGCGTTCGGCTTGCAGCTTTCTGGTCACGTGGAATTCCTTCTGGCGTTCAGCGGGATAGGGCGGCGTGGGCTTTTCGCAGGGCGATGTTTTTGCGCGGTACGTCGTCGCCGTCGAAGGCGGAACGCAGCATCTCCAGCAGCCGCGCGTTCTCTGCCCTCAGCGCTTCCTCTGTCGAGGTGGATGGGGCGGGGGTGGAGAGGGGCAGGTGATGGTAGATGCCGCGCCAGACTATCCGGTCGCAATGATCGGGAACCGTGTGGACGTACCCGGCCACGTCATGGGGTACGTCGGATGCGGCTGGCTGGGGGGCGGCGAAACCGGAGAATGCGAAGTCGCGGCCAGCCTTCTTCTTGTCGTCATAGGCGTGCAGCAACCAGCCCGGCTCGGGATGCCATTCGGTCGTCGTATAGCTGATGCCGATCGGGCGCACCGTCCGCGTCGCGGTCTCGCCGCGCCAGTTTGTGTAGGTGAATGTCAGCGGCGGGATTTCGGTAGCGTCGGCCATCGTCTTGTCCTCAGTGCTCGATTGCTCGGATGCTGGCGAGTTGCCGGCGCAGTTCGTTCGCGACCGCGACGGCCTTCTGCTGTTCGCGCTCCATCGCCAGGACGAAGCCGTCACGGTCGAGGAGGATCAGGAGGAGGCGGCGGATGCGGGTCATTGGAGGGGCCTCAGGCTGTGGGGTGATGTCCTTTTTGTATGTCGGTTGTCTGCTGGTGTCAACAGACATTGCGGACGCGGCAGAAAAAACCCGGCTCAGAGGCCGGGCTTGTGATCAGTCCTTGCGATACCGTTTTCCCTGCCATCCGCCTGCCGTCAGCGGCAGGTCGAGCTCGTCGCCGGTCCCACGCGCCCAGTCGGGCAGTTCGCAGATCAGCTTCTCGAAGGCGGCGAGACCGCCAGTACCGCGCGGCACCTCGGCTGCGATTTCGTCATACACATGAAGAATAACGGGGTATCCCGCCCCCTCCGCTTTAAGCATACCATTAACAAGAAGGTCTCGGGCGATAGATTGCACCTGATTTTGAAAAGCTAAAGCCCCGAATAGCGCGAACCTAACCCATTTTTTAGTTACGCCATCGACACCGCAGACCGTGGCCTTCGGCGAGGTCTCGCCCTCGATCTTCACCAGACCCTTCGCGACCATCGCCTCGGCGTAGTCGCGGTCGAGCACCTCCGAGGGCAGCCACTCGCCGTCATCGCCCAGCCGGCAGGCCCAGACTTGGTCTTTCAGCCGCGGTGTCGCATAGGCCAGGCAACGACCGGACGGCAGCCGGCACCACAGGAAGCCCTGCGCGACCAGGTAGGAGCATTTCAGCGCCGGCACGACGCGGCCCGGCGTTTGGATGGCTTCGCGGATCGCGGCCTCGCAGACCTTCCAGCCCGCTGCGATCGCAGGGTTCGTCTCGCGCCAACCATGCTTGACGATCTCGCAGGCGATCCAGGCTTCCCGGCTCATCTCCGTCGTACGGGACTTGCCGGCGCGCAGTTCGCGCTCGTACCGCTTCACGGCCTTTGCACGTCGCTCCTCGTCAGCCGCTTCCCACACCGGAGAATAGATCCCGTCGAGATCGACGCCGTAGCCCTTCGCCATCGTGTAGAAGGCTGACACCCCTCCACCGAAGCCCAGGGCTAGTTCTGAAACTTTGCCCACGGATTGTCTCAGCGGGTGCTTCTTCGTGATCTCGTCGGTCGACATGCTCATAATGCCGGCCGCCGTGCGTCGGTACATATCCGGCAGCGACGGGTCGGCGGCGATCTCATGCAGCGCCTTTACCTTCCACGTCTCGCCGGCCAACCAGGCCGCGACGGCGCCCTCGATGCCGCTGTAGTCGGCCTGGATCAGATCGTGGCCCGGCGCGGCCATGATGAAGCCCCGGATGGCGTCCGACAGGAGATGCAGGGGCCGGCCGAGCTCCTCGCCGTAGAGACACTTCAACCATTCGGGCTCGGCGACGCGGATGGCGTCGAACAAGCCGGCCGGGTCCAGCGCCGCGTTCTCGAATTCCTTGCGGGGGCGCGGCAGGTTGGCGAAGTTCACGCCGACCGACGTCCAGCGCCCGGTCGAGGCCGCGTGGTACATGAAGGAGCCACGGATCCGCCCGTCGGCGCTGGCCCGGTTCAGCATGGCCGTCAGCTTCGAGACGGATGTCTTGGCGGCCTCGAGCCGCAGATCGACGGCGCGGCGCACCGCGTCCGGCAAATCGGGCTTGTGCAGTAAGTCCTCCAGCGTCGGCTTGTCGGCGCTCTCGACCGTCACGCCCTGCGCCTTCATCCAGTCAATCAGCTTGCCCGGCTCCGAGCACTTGCCGACATAGCCGCCCGTCGCGATCCGCATCTCGGCGTCCAGCGCCCGCTTCGACTTGTCGGCCAGCGCGATCGCGGCCGTCGCGGACTGGTGGTCGATGCGGATGCCGCGCCGGTTGATCTCTTGGTCGAGCAGCCACAGCTTCTGCTCGGCCTCCGAGAGCGGCACGATCCGCTGCGCGGCGGCCTCCTCGGTCTCGACGTCGCGGATGCAGTAGGCCTTGAACAGTTCCCAGTCCTCGGGGTGGTCCGCCGGCTCGTTCCAGTAGAGCCCGGCCGGGTCTTCGCCCTTGCGGGCGCGGCGCGGGATCGAGAACTTGCGGATCAGCCGCATTCCGTCCTTGTCCTTCTGGACGTCCAGCCCGAGCACCGCCGCCGCATCGCCGAGGGCGCGCGGCAGGGCCATCGCGGCGGCCGCGGCAGCGGTGTCCACGTAGCGGTCGTAGCGCGGCTTAGGCCACCCTTCACGGGCCGCCAGCAGGTCGAAGCCCAGCGTCTCGAACTGGGCGTTCCAGGCGTGGATGTGCGCACCGGCCTCGATCGCGACCCACAGATCGCGCGGGGGCGGCTGGTCGAACGTCCAGATGCGGATCGGCGCGTCGTCGATCCGGTAGGCGCACATCAGGACGCGGGTGTCGGGGTGGTCGAAATAGACGAAGGCCCCGCGGGTCTGAAGATCCACGGGGCTGCGAGTTTCAAAGTCTGCGCTGATCTTCATGCGAACACGCCCTTTTGCTCGGTGTCAGTCGTGAGAGAGGACGGCGCAGCCAGATCTCGAACCCAGCGGGTCTTCGGCACCGTCGGGTGCTTATCCTCGCGAGGCCGGCTCGGGCAGGACCAGGAGCGGCCGTTGACACTGCCATCTCGCCGCCAGCCAGACGCGCGCAACGAGGCGCCCGTCTCACTCTCCAGCGTGTAGGTGATGATCCGGCGATAACCCATGGCCTTCGCTGCACGCGCCGCGGCGCCGTAAAGGGCCGAGCAGGCATTCGGGCTTCCGTCGGTGCAGAGACGTGTGACCTCCGCCGTGAACCCGTCGTCAGCGCCCCGCGCGACCGGGCGTCCGATGACCGCAACGCCAATCAGGCCCGCGCCGCCGTCGAGGCCGACGGAGAATTTGTGGCCCTGCGGCGGCTTGTGGTGCCGATGGAGCCGCTCGATAAAATCGCAGGCAGCGCGGTACGTGATCGGGCGGAGAAACGCGCTCATTTGTGCGACCTCCTGCGCTTCATGCCCTGCCAGGGCATCGGCGTGACGGGGTGGTGGCTGCCGTTCCGGCCACCTCGATCGTTGCGGTGCGAGTTCCGCATGTCCGGCTTGGTCGGCGTGATCGTGACCAGCTTCTCGCCCTCGAAGACCAGCCAGCCGCCGTCGATCGGGGCGTGCTTGGTCTTCAGGTCGGCGAAGGGCTGGGCGAGCGCCGCGATCTCGGCGCGGTGGGCTTCCATGTCGATGCCCTTGATGCGCTCCAGGTAGCGGACCAGCGCGTGATCGGTGATCTGGACGGTCATGCGAAGGCCCCCTTCATGTCGGTGTCTGCGGCGGCTTCGTCGATCTCGTCTTCGGCCTGGTGGCACAGGAGCGAGCATTCGACGCTCGGTTCTTTGTCGTGATTGCCGCGGTCCGGCGCCAAGGCGTCGAGGCTGATGCGTTCCTTGGTTTTACGTTCGCGCCAGAAGTACGATCCGGGGCCTAGCTCGCGTTGAAGCGCGGCCATGCGCTCGTACACGTCGGGGAAGTCGCGCCGGATCTTGTTCCAGTACCCCATGCCGCCTTTGACGCAGCCAATGCAGTTATTGTTGTGGTAGCCCAGCCGGTACATGGCCGGCAGTTCGATGCCGGCGCGCTTGATCATCGCGAGACAGTCGGCCTTACGAAGCCCCGCCTCGATGAGTGGCGTAAGGAAGGGCTGCTCGAAGTTCTGCTCGCGGAAACGGTCTGCACGTTCTTTCTCCTCGGCCGTGTAGCCGAAGACCAGGACGTCGCCCGGCTGCTGAAACTCGTAGGTGGGGGCGCGTTTCAGGACGCCGGTGCATTTCGCCCCGTTCTGCCCGACAAGGAAACGCTCCTTCTCAAAAACGTGCCACGTGTCGCGATACTCGCTAGAGCGAAGGGTTTCGATCGGGTGGTTGAACCATCGAACGCAGTCCGCAAGGAACCGCTTGTTGTCTGGGTGTTCGGATCCCGGGTCGCTGTAGGTGATGACGACCTGATCGCGCGGGTACTGCGCCAAGATCAGTTTGGTCGCGACAGCCGAGGCCGCGCCACAGGAGAAGCGGCAAACTATGCGGTGCCCCATCAGACCATCTCCAGCCGCGAGCCGGACATTGCCCGGTGCGCCGTGCAGTAGGGTTGGCCCGCCGGGCGCTCCGCATTGCAGAACAGCGCGGCCGCACCGTGGACGTCGTCCACTGGCCAGCGGCAGCCGTCGCATTCCGCCAGCCGGGCCGGGCGGCTGGTCGCGATGGGCTGGAATGCCTCGTCGACGCGCTGGCGGTAGTTGGTCTGGACGCGCAGTTCGATCGCCGCGATCTCGGCGTCGTCGACCTCGTCGTGGATCGGTGGAAACATCTTGTTGTAGGACCGGACGGCCTTGGGGCGCTTGCGGGTGCGCGTCGCGCTCAGTGCCGCCAGCACCTTCTTCGTGCGCTTCGGGAACAGCGGCCGGTGCGTGTGCGTCCAGTTCAGCACGGTGTTGCGCGGCACGCCCAGATGCTCGGCGATCTGTCTGGCGCTGAGATCGCGCCCCCACATCTCGGATGCGGTCCTGACGATGTCTTTCATGGTCTGCTCCTATCGGTCGTGAGTGCGGATTTCGAGCGCGAGTTCGATCGCGTCGGCTTGGGGGAGACGGTCGATGTCGATGGCTTCCCGGTATTCGGTCAGCTGGTCGGCGTTCATCAGGCGGACTTTGGCGAGGCTGCGATCCGTCACGCCGGCGTTTTGCAGCCGCTGGCAGACCGCGCCTGGCGTGATGCCGTTGCGGTCGGCGATGACGCGCAGCGAAGCGCCGCGCGCCCGCGCCACGACCATGTCGAAAATCGGCAGTCGGGGGCGCGTCGGCAGCCGGCTCTCGACGTGGTTCTTCCGCAGGACTTGCAGGATGCGCTGCTGCGTGACGCCGAACTTCTCGCCGGTTTCGCGCAGCGAAAGGCCAGACTGGTAGGCCACGATCATCGCCCACTCGCGCGCCTCGTCGGGCTCACGCCGGCGGTTCTTCGGGTCTGTCGCCACGCCGTATTCCTGGAGGATCTGCATGATCCGCTGCGGCGACAATTCCAGCTTGCGCCCGATCGTCATAATGGACTGGCCGGACTTGTAGGCTTCGACGATAGCGCGGTTGCGCGTCTCGAAGCGGGCGGATCGTGCCATCAGCCGGCCCTCATCTTGTTCAGGGCGTCGGTGATCAGTTCCGCGTCGTCGCGGTGGATGACCGTGGCGGCATCGACGGCGCGGCGGTTGTCGCGGACGATGAAGCCCATCAGAGGCTCGGTGGTGTGGCGGATGACACGCTCGCCCTCGGCGAGCTCGGTTTCGGTCGTCACTTCGATGGAGACGACACCCGGATCGTATGAATAGCGCATCAGTCGAACAGTCCTGGTTTCGAGGGAGGGGGCGGGGCCTTGCGCTCGGCGGTCCAGAGCAGCCATGCGGCTTTCCGGTCCCAGCTGGCGTGTGGCATCCCGGGGATCTCGACGGCGGCCAGGCGCTTGGCCCAGTCGCCGTCGAAGAACCGGATGAACTCCGGGTCGGTCATCAGTCGAAGACGTTCAGCGCGTTGCAGTAGAGGCCGAGGATCGCACGCTCGTCGTCCTCCAGCCGCTGCATCTGGACGGCCTTGGCGAGCAGCTTGGCGTCGAAGCCGTTGCCCTTGGCCTCGGCCTTGAGCTCGCGGATGTCGTCGGTGAACTCCGACATCGCTTCCTTCTTGTCGTCCTCCAGCTTGCGGAGGCGACGGGCGAAGGACGCCAACTGGTCGACGGCGATACCGCTGTTGTGGCCCGCGGCAGGCGTTTCGCCGGTCACGATGCGTCCTCGGCGTTGGCCGGTTCGTGGTCGTCCGCGACGTCGAGCCCGTCGATGACCGACATCGGATCAACTTCGCGCAGCAAGCCGACGAGCACTTGTGCCGTCCCGGCCTCATCGGCGAGCATGTGGCTGTCGGGCCGAAGGCTCGTAACAAGGCGGGCCACGACCGCGCCGAGGCTGCTGACCTGGATCGAGTAGCCGCGCTTGACGTACTTGATCACGCGCAGGAGCGAGCCGCCGGCTTCTTCGACGCGCACCGGCGACGTGTAGACGAGACGCCGGCCCGCCAGGTCGACATAAAAGGCCTCGCCGGTCGCCGAGCACCACGGGTCGTTCGACTTATTCCCGCCGCGCCAGATAGCCGCCTGGCACACAGTGAAGTCGAAGGACGCCACCAGTTGCTCTGCCGTCTCGAACGTCCAGCGGGTGATGAACTGGATTGGGAGGCGATCTGCGGTCAGCAGAGTGATGGCGTTGTCCGACTTGTGCTTCTTCACGCGCTCGCCGTTCGCGCCGCGGCGATCCGCAAGGATCGTCGCGATGCTTTCGAGGACGGCCGCATCGTGGCCGAACAGATCGATGTCGCTGGGCGTCTCCCCTGCGATCGTCGCGCGGATGAAGCCGCCGCCGAGGAACAGTTTGCCGGGGTTCTCCGAGAGTAGGTCGCGGATGTCGCGCGGCAGGCGCTGCACGACATAGCGGAGGTCGTTGTACGTGAGGTTCACGGTGTTCTCCTTGAAGGGTTGGCGACGACGGCCGGAATTGGCCGTCGTCTGTCGTGACTGCGGACGCTTAGGCGAAAAGCCCGCCTGCGCCGGCGCCGGACTTCGTGGCGTCGGGCGCCGCGCCGTGGTCCTCGACCTTCTCGAAGAACTTCGAGGGGTCGACGGCCCCGCCGCCGGCATTGCCCAGCCGGTCGCCGTCCCGCTTCTTCTGGAAGTAGTCGATGCCGAACGACACGCCGTCACCGTTCTTCGAGTTGTGCCACGTGAAGGCGTGCAGCACCGCGAAGCCGTAGCAGCCCGAATAGACCTCCTCGGCGGTCGCCGGGATGGTCTCCGACTTGTAGCGGATCACCGGCTGGAACTTCGACCACGGTCTGATGAAGAACAGGCCTTCACCCATGCCCGGGTGCAGGTCGCCGGTCTGGTTGTTGCGGGCTTCCTTGCCGGTGCCGGCCAGGAACGGCGACTTGATCAGCTTGTCCTTGATCTTCTGGATACCCTTGTCGCCCCATTCGGCCTGGACGGCCTCGACGACGGCGGCTTCCAGCACGGACATGGCGTCCTGCGAGAAGATCAGCGTGCAGCCGAACTTCTCGACGATGGACCCGTCGTCCTTCTTGTCCTGGCGGGGCTTGAACAGGTCCTGCGCGAACGACAGGCGGCACTCGGGGGTCTTGAACTGCTCTGAAGTAGCCATCCGGCTCTCCTATTTTGCTGTTTCGGTTTCAAAGAACTTCTGAGCCGTCGTCGGCGACGGCGGTCTGCTGGTCCGATCGTGGCGGACCAGGTTCCGGCCCTTCACGGGCCGGCTCCACATGTTTTCGATCTCCTTTTTCCTCTTGGCGCCAAGCACCTTCTCCAGTTGGGCGACCGTCTTGAGCTTTGCGGGCTCAAAGATTTCGTCGTCCGACAGCTTCACGACGGTCTTCAGGTCATTCACGACCTTGTCCTCGTCGGCCGCCCACGCCCTGTTCCCGATCTTGTCGGCCAGGTAGTAGTGCGGGATCTCCGTGCCGGCCTCGGCCATGGCGTGCGCCAGACCGCGGACAGCCTTCGCCCAGTCCTCCAGCATCCCAAGCTGGTCGAGCGTCGCCGAGATCGCCTCGGGTGACATCTCGGAGGGCGTGTTGCCGATGTGGGCCTCGTCGCGATCGTCGAACCAGACGTTCGCCAGCTTCTGCGCCTTGCGCTTCAGCGCCGGACAGAAGCCTTCCGCAGCGCAGAACTTGCACGCGCCCGGCCGCAGCCACTTCTCGGCCCACTCGTCCATCGAGACGCCGCCCGTGACGGTCTTGTATTCCGTCTCGGCCTGCTTCGACCGGCCCATCGCGTCCAGAAGCTCGTTCGTCCATCCGATCAGATCGGCGACGTGGAAGCTCTCCGAGCGGATGCGGCCGTTCTTGTGCGGCGCGCGGGGCTGGACGATCGTGACCTTGACGGTCTCGACGTCGAGCTCGGGGTGGGCGATCAGCGCCCCGAGCCCATAGGTCCGAAGCTGCTTGTTCTCCTCGACCTCGACGACGCCGACACCGTTTTTGAGATCGACCACTTCGAGCGTTTTGGTGCTCGGGTTGTAGTGGACGAAGTCGCCGGTGCCGCCGGCCTCGTAGGGCGGGTCGAGGGCGTCCAGGCGGAAGCGCTCCTCCATCCAGTGCTGCGGCCCGTGCTTGATCAGCCCACGGCAGTACTCGACGTACTCGGCAGCCGAATTGACGAGTTCCTCGTCGATCGTCACCGAATGCTCTTTCGTCGAGACCACCGTGTCCAAGTAGGACGAGACCTCAGTGCCGTGGCGCAGGGCCGCCTCGGCGATTTCATGCGCGGCCGTCCCACGTGCCGCGTGGATGCTCTCCTTGTTGGCTGACGCTGGCGCCAGAGCCGCCAACGTCAAAGCGCCCGGGCACTGCCAGTGCCTGGCGGTCGAACTGGCGGCCCACCGTGCATGGCCCCTATCGGCATGTGCGCCGCGATCAGCCATTGGACGAGCCACGCTTGAACGGGTCGACCGCCAGCATCTCCTCCAGGCCGGCCACGGCCTTGCCGTAGTTCTCCGGGCTGTCGGGGATCAGGCCGAGCCGGTTGACCTCGGCGCCGAACAGCTTCGTGAAGACGACCGGCGCGTCGGCCGTCGTGAACGGCATGGTCGCCGGGTCGGTCGGCGTGGCGTCCGGCCCGTCGTATTTCTTGGCGTAGGCCAGCATGGCGTCGATGACGTCCTGCTTGGTCGCCGTGCGCGGGGCCTCGGCGGGCTTTTCGGCCGTCGGGGTCTCGGCGGTCTTGGCGCCACCACGCACGCGGTTGTGCGGGTTCTCGTCGATCGCCGAGCGCAGCAACCTGATGGCCGTTTCGAGATCGCCGTCGGCGACGTCGTTCATCTTGCAGCCCAGGATGACCTCGACGTCCTTGACGGCGGCGGCCATGCCATAGGCTTTCTGGTAGTCGCCGGCGGCGCGGCGCAGATCGTCCAGCGTCAGCGACCCATCCGACTTCGCCGCGCTCTCGGCGGCCTCGTCGGCGCGGTCCTGCTCGTCCTCGGGGCCGACCCGGTTCTCGCCGGTCGAGATGGCCGGTTTGTCCGTGTCTTCCGTGACTGCGGATTTGGCAGACAAGCCGGCCAGCACTTCAGCCCGCGAGTGCCCGTTCGCCAGCGCTCCGTCGATCTTCTCGATCGGCACGCCGGCCTTCTCGGCGGCGTCTTCGAGGGCCTTGTCCTCGGCCATCTCCTCCTTGGTGCGGCGCTTGCGGTCGCCGCTGGACTGGCCGCGCAGGCGCTCGGGCTCGACAGCCGGGGTTTCCTCGGTCGTCTCGGGTTCCTCGCCGTTCAGATCGGCCATGAGTTCGTCGGCGCCGGCGAACCGCTCCAGGCCCCCCTGCTCAACTTCCGCCATTGCCATCTGGGTCTCGACATTCGGCGACGACAAGGCCGTCGAGGCGCGGTTGAAACCGAGAGCCGACAGGGCCTGATCCAGATAGCGCCCACCGGCACCGGCCTGGACTTCGCCTTCCGGCACGGTCACTTCAATTCTGAGGGTCATGCGAGAACCTTTCTGATCGCAGTCCAGAGGGTCAGGAGGCGGGACTGAAGCGCCTCGTCGATCGAGCCCGCGAGGGCCACGACCTTCACAACGGCCTGTCGTTTCTGGCCGATATTCGTAATTCGGAGCGATGCCTGGCTCATGTGGGCCGGTACAAAGCTGGTCTCCACGAACCAGAGGACCGCGGCTGCCGACAGGTCGATGGCCTCGCCGGCGGCGACGATCTGGCCGAGGAAGACACGGGCGCCGTTCGGCTTCTGGAAGAACGCCACGGCGGCGTCGCGGTTCGCCGGGGTCGTCGCGCCATCGACCTTGACGACGCCGAACTTGGCGAGCCCGTCTTCCAGAATGGTCCCAACGTCCTTGTGCCAGTACATCAGCACGATCTTGTCGAGCCCGCAGTCGAACTCGTCCTTGACGGCGTCGACGACGGCGCGGGCCTTGATCTCCCCGGTCAGCCGCCGCAGCGGTCCCAGGTGCATCTCCAGTTCCTTCGTGGCGCCGGTCTCCGCTGCGGCCAGCACGGCCGTCCGGTCCAGATCGCCCTCGACCTGGCGTTTCATGCGATCCGACACGATCAGCGGCAGGATGTCGTAGACCGGCGGGCGGATACCCACGTCCTCCTGGGTCCGGCGCAGGAAGAAGCCCTTCAGGCGCGCGGCGAGCTCGTCTTCGTTGCGTCCCTCGACGATCACCGGGATCCGGTTGAAGTTCGACAGCTTCTTCATCCGCACGACGCAGTAGCGGTGCAGGAAGTCGTCGTAGCGGGTCACGTCCGGCCAGCCCTTGGCCTCGTCGGCCTCCAGCCGATCCGGGCACAGGGCGCGCATCCGGGGAAACATATCGGCCGGGCTGTGCGGGAGCGGTGTGCCCGTCAGCGGCCAGACCGCGTCGGCCGTCGCGTAGAGCGCCTGCGCGTTCAGCAGCAGATCGCCGTCCGGCACGCCGTAGAGGCTCTGGGTCCGCTTGGCCTCGAAGGACTTGGCGTAATGATCCTCATCGGAGATCAGCAGCGACCAGCGGCGCGCCAGCAAGGCAGCGCGGACCTTCGGGTCGGCGATCGACGGCCAGCCCACGATGACCACGTCGGCCGTCGTGGTGCCGGCGTTCTTCGGCGTCATGATCGCGGCGCGGCGGTCGAACACCGACCACTCGGCCAGGCCCTTCAGCCAGACGCCGCGACCGGACGCCGTCGTGATGATCAGGATGGTCTCGGCGAGGACCAGATCGGCCGCGATGATCGCGGCGCCTGTCTTGCCAACACGGGGTGCGTCGGCGAGCAGGGCGTAGCGGCGGGCGGCCAGAAACCGCGCGCCGTCGATCTGGGTGGGGAGCGGGATCACTCTGCGCTGCCCGCAGGCTTCCGCGACTTAACGGCCTCGCGCGTGGCACGGATGCGAAGCTTCACGACCCGGCCTTTCACGCGAGCAGCATGAGCCTTGGCGTTTTGGTAGCAAGAGAACTGGAGATCGCGATCGGCCCACACAGTCTGTCCGGCCGTGAAGCCGGTCCTGCTCGGGTGGCAATACAGCCCGTCGCTGACTTCTACCAAGTAGATCAGAACGGGAGCGAAGCGTTGCGGTCGATACGTCATGGCGGTGGCTCCTTGCCTTCATGCCCTCAGTTTCTTCACTGTCTGCCAGTGTATGTCGTTGTAGCATACACTGGCAGACAAAGCGGTCAAGCGTCTTTTGCGATCCCGCCGGCGATTTCCCCGCCGCAGGCAGCGTAGCCGGCCTTGTCGACCCAGCTGTCCTGGTGGAGCGGGTCGTTCTCCAGCCGCGCCGTCTTCATCAGGTCCATCATCAGGGCGACGTCGATCGCGGTCAGTTCCTGGACCTCGTCCTCGATCTTGCCGGTGTTGTAGAGATGGGCCGACCACAGCCGCGCGATGCGGGCGAAATTGTCCTCGGGCTTGCCGTAGTTCAGGCCGCGGTCGGCTACGGCGGCCTTGGCGTTGTCGAGGAGCGATGCCTTGGTGACGGTTGGCTCCTCGGCGAACCGCACTTCTTGCCACATCCCGTCGTCACGAATGAAGCGGAAATCGGCGGGTTT